CATATCAGAACCCGCTATTGAGCCAGAACGATATTAAGGAAATCACGGAAAACAATACGTCCTTATGGATACGGCAGGAAATCTACGGAGAGTTCATTGACAACCAAGAGTCGTTAGTTCGCCCTGAGTGGATTCGTTATAAAGACAATGTTCCTGACGGCTTAAATATCTATCTTGGAGTTGACCTTGCAGTCAGTCAAAAAGATACTGCTGATTATACTGCCATTATAGTACTTGGCATAAATGTATCAGGAGAATTATTTTTGCTAGCAATCGAGCGTGGTCATTGGACTATGTTTGAAACAATTAACAGAATTGAAAAGTTGGCGAATAAATTCGGGGCGGTGGCGGTTGGAGTTGAATCAGTCCAATATCAGGCAGTAGTCGTTCAGGAGCTTTTAAGGACTACGAAATTGAATGCAAAGGCGATTCATGTTACAAGGGATAAGTTGACAAGATTCCTGCCGATAGCGACCAGATATGAGAAGGGAATGGTATTTCATTGCGGAGACTTCCGAGAATTTGAGTAAGCCACAGATGGCGAATGTTCAGGCTATGACTCAGAAGATTATTGAAGAGATTAAGAATGTTCCCCTTGAGGGTGATAGGCTGCGCGAGACAGCCTATATGTTGTGGAACCAAGCTAAGTTGCTGGGTTCTCAGAATTGGAATCAGAGGGAGATAGAACAGCAGATTATTGCTGCTACTCAGAAGATTAAGCGTGAAACAGATTTGCTTGATTTTAGTCTTGAAGCTATGCGTAATTTTGACAATTTGGGCAAGAATGTTGAGCAGTTAAAGCCCATAATTGATTTGATAAAGCCGTTTTTAACGAGGTAAAAATGCGTGTTAAGAATCCAATTACCTATGATCGGGATCAGAATAGTGCTGATTCCCGTCTTATTTTTGATCGTCCTAGTAGGACTCAGCAGTCATTTCGAGATGAGTGCGATATTAATAATATTTTGCGCCAGTTTAATGTTACTGGCCAGCTACCTGCTGGTAGCGTTCAGCCTCAGTATGGTGATTTTAGCGGGATTACTGATTATCAGTCTGCCCTTAATGCGGTGATGGCAGCTCAAGACTCCTTCCTTCAGCTGCCCGCTAAGGTAAGGGCAAGGTTTGATAATGATCCCGCTCTTTTTGTTGAATTTGCCTCAGATGAGGCTAATAAGGATGAGATGAAGGCATTGGGCCTTCTGTCTCAAGAGACCGCTCAGGCGGTCGTTTCGTCACCTAGCGAGCCCGTTTCGGGCGAGCCTGCACAGTGATCTACTTGATGTAACTGTGCTAGGTGACACCAAAAGGAGAAAAAATATGATGCGTCGCAGACCAATTAATAAATATAAAGCCGCTAAGAAGTTTCGTAGGGGTTCTATGCGGACGAAGTCCGCCAATATGCGTAGTAACCCTATGCGCGGCGGATGGCGACTGTAACGTGCCCTGTTTCCACCCGTTATCGGCGTGGAAAACGGCAGCAGGGGACGTTGTTTTCTATGAGAGCGCCAGGTTCGATATCGTTCGCAGCCTCACGCTGCCATGCGGTCAGTGCGTAGGATGTCGGCTTGAGCGTTCTCGCCAATGGGCGATTAGATGTTTGCATGAGGCAAGTAGGTATACAAACAATTGTTTTATTACGTTAACGTATAACGATGAGAACTTGCCGGCAGACCAGAGTTTGCATTATGATCATTTTCAGAAGTTCATGAAGCGCCTGAGGAAGGCGCACAGAGGCATTGACCCCGTAGAGGGTCAGTATCCGATCCGTTTTTATATGGCAGGCGAATATGGCGAAAATTTTGGCAGACCTCACTTCCATGCCTGCGTTTTCAACTTCGATTTTCCGGATAAGAAGCTTTGGAAGCGGACGGATGTTGGCAGTAGAATTTTTAGATCCGAACAGCTTGAAAAGCTGTGGCCTTTTGGTTATTCCTCCCTCGGAGAGGTCAACTTTCAATCGGCTGCGTACGTTGCCCGTTACATCATGAAAAAGATTAACGGTAAGCAACAAGCCGAACATTATGAGTGGGTTGACCCAGATACTGGGGAGGTTTCGCAGCGTAGACCTGAGTTTAATAAGATGAGTTTGAAGCCAGGCATTGGATATGACTGGTATAAAGAATTTAAGGATGACGTTTACCCACATGATTTTGTTGTGGTTAACGGTCGTAAGGTTCGGCCACCTCGCTTTTACGATAAAAAGTATAAGGCCGAAGACCCGATCAGTTTTGAATGGATCGAGTTTGAGCGAGAAAAGAGAGCTCGAGACAAGTATGAAGATAATACTGTTGAGAGATTGGCAGCAAAGGAAAAGGTGGCGAAAGCCAGGCTTTCCTTGCTTAAACGTAGTTTGACGTGAGGAAATTATATGAAGATGTTAGTATGTACTATCAGAGATAGGGCGGCAGAGTGCTATGGTCGCCCGTTTTTTTTACCTGCTACTGGAGTTGCTATTCGTAGTTTTCAGGATGAAGTCAATCGTAATGCGCCAGATAATCAGATGTATGCGCATCCAGACGATTTTGATTTATACGAATTGGGTATTTTTGATGATTTTGATGGTAAATTTGCTTTACATGAGGCTCCGAAGCTGTTAGCGTTAGGCAAGCAGGTTAAGAGTCGGAGTTAAATACAAGGGGGGTGGTCTTATAAGACCGCCCCGCAATAAGGAGCTAACGATGATGCATCGTAATAAGTCTGTAAATGTTCATCAGTTCGCTATGATTCCGCGAGCTGATATTCCTCGGTCTAAGTTTGATTCACAGAAGTCATATAAGACGACGTTTGATTCGGGATATTTGATTCCCGTATATGTGGATGAAGTTCTTCCTGGAGATACGATTAATTTACAGATGACGGCGTTTGCCCGACTGGCTACGCCATTGTTTCCAATTATGGATAACATGCATCTTGATTCGTTTTTCTTTTTTGTTCCAAACCGTCTGGTTTGGGAGAACTGGCAAAAGTTTATGGGTGAGCGTTACCCAGATCCTGACAGTTCGATAGATTATACAGTGCCGGAGATGACATCTCCGGCTGGTGGTTATGCAGTTAATTCACTGCAAGATTATATGGGACTGCCAACGGCAGGTCAGATTACAGGTTCAAATACAGTTACGCATTGTGCATTTTGGACACGTGCTTATAATTTGATTTGGAACGAGTGGTTTAGAGATCAGAATCTTCAAGATTCTGTTGTGGTGGACAAGGACGATGGTCCTGATTTGTCCACAGATTATGTTTTGTTGAAGCGTGGCAAGCGCCACGATTATTTTACGTCGTGTTTACCTTGGCCTCAGAAAGGCATCGACGTTACGATCGGTTTGACCGGAGATTTGCCGGTTCACGGCATTGGTAAGGCGAACCAGAACTGGTCAGGTTCGCAAGGTGTTTATGAGTCTGATGGTACGGTTCATACGTACACAGGTTCTAAGTTGATTGGTGGTTCTTCGGGAGCGGATAACCAATTTTATGTTGAGAAGACGATTGGTGGTGCCGCAGATGGATCACCTAAGATTCGTGTTAGTTTGGATGACACTACTGCAGTTACGATTAATGCTTTGAGAGAAGCATTTCAGTTGCAGAGGTTGTACGAGCGGGATGCGAGAGGTGGCACGCGGTATGTGGAGATTTTGCGTGCTCATTTTGGTGTTATTTCTGATGACGCGCGTTTGCAGCGTCCAGAGTATTTGGGAGGCGGTTCAACGCCGATTAATGTAAGCCCGATTCCGCAGACGTCTTCGACGGATGGGACGTCCCCGCAAGGAAATCTTGCAGCGATGGGGACTTTTTCTAAGGGCGGTACAGGTTTCGTGAAGTCTTTCACGGAGCATTGTTTGCTGATTGGTATGGTTTCGGTTCGAGCTGATTTGAATTATCAGCAGGGTTTGAACCGGATGTTTTCGCGTCGTACGCGTTTTGATTATTATTGGCCGGCTTTGGCTCATTTAGGTGAGCAGGCAGTTTTGAATAAGGAGATTTATGCGAAGCAAGATGCGAATGACGATCTCGTCTTCGGGTATCAAGAGCGGTTTGCAGAGTACCGATATAAACCATCCGTTATTACTGGTTTGTTCCGCTCTACTGCTGCCTCTAGCTTGGATATCTGGCACCTCGCTCAGGAGTTTACGGCGTTGCCGCTTTTGGACGACGACTTTATTCAGGAGAATCCGCCAGTAGATCGTGTGATTGCGACTCCTACGGAGCCGCAGTTTTTGTTCGACGCGTACTTTGATTTGAAGTGTGCGCGTCCTATGCCGACGTATTCAGTTCCGGGTTTGATCGATCATTTCTAAATAAGGAGTGTTTATGGATCCGGCTACTGGTTTATTGATCGGTGGTGCTGTTACTGGTGTTGCAGGTGGCCTTTTAAATAAGGCTGCTCAAGAGGAAGCGAATGCGACGAATGTGATGTTGGCCGATAAAGCCTCTCAGACGAATTTGTTGTCTGCGCGTGAGCAGATGGCTTTTCAGGAGAGGATGTCCTCGACGGCTTATCAGCGTTCGATGGCTGATATGAAGTTGGCGGGTTTGAACCCGATGTTGGCTTTTATGAAGGGGGGCGCAAGCTCCCCTTCGGGTTCGAGTGCTTCGGCTGTGCCCGGTAGTGTGGGTGCTGCTGGTATGGGGGATGCTGTTTCCCGAGCGTCAACGAGCGCTCGGGATGCTTTAGCTTTAAGGAATGAGTTGGCCTCAGGCGAGTCAGTGCGAGCTTTGAATGCGGCTTCGGCTGTTGCGAAGACGAGTGAGGCAACTCTCAATGCTAATAATGCAAAGGTTGCAGATCGGAACGCTAAGAATTTGGAGTTAGCGTCTCCGGGTGTTGCAGCTCGGAGTGCTGCTGATGTTGCTGAGGCTAAGATTCGGATTAAGCGGGCTCAGTCTGGTGAAGATTATTTTAAATATGATGAGTTTATGAAGAGGCTTCAGAAGGGTTTAGATTCTGTGAATAGTGCTGCTGATGTTGTGAAGCCGTTTCGTTTTGGTCCTAGGACTCAGGGGCCTAGTGCTGAAGGTTATGTCCCGAATTCTGATTCGGGTTATTCGATTTTCAATAATGGAAATCGTCCTAACTTCTATAGGTGAGATTATGTCAAGGAAAGTTTTCCGTAAGGTTTATGAAGAGAGCGACAGTCCTGGTTTGGCTTGTCGCGGCGGACGCACGAAGCAGAGCTTCAAGGAGCAGTGCGACATTAATTGGATAATGGAGCGTTATAATAAGACGGGTCAGCTTCCAGAGATGATTAAGCGAGAGGGTAAGTATGGAGATTTTTCTAGTGCTGGCACTTATCAGGATGCTTTAAATGTAGTGCGTCATGCGGAAATTCAATTTGCATCTCTGTCTAGTGCGGTGCGTGAGCGTTTTCTCAATGATCCGGCTCGCTTTCTGGAGTTCGTTAATGACCCGTCGAACATCGATGAGATGGTTGATCTAGGTTTGGCGACTAAAGAGATCCTAGAGGATCCTCGTGCGTCTAGTGAGGAACCTAAGAAGGTTCCTGCTTCTGGAAAGAAGAAACCGGGCGGTTCCGAAGGAACCGACGGTTGACGCGCCGTAGGCGAGGGGCCCGACGCGCAGCGTTGGGAGTTCCGAGACCAGTTACCTACTTGTTGTAACTGGTCTAGGTGACAGAAACGCCCATTCCGAAGGGATGGAGCGGTCTGTCACCGGTTTTGTTTTGTTTTGGTTTTCTAAACCAGAGAGGGATGGTTTTTTATG